GTCGTGCCAGGTGCGCTTGAACTTCATGTCGCTTAGGTAGTCGCGGATCTTGTTGGTCTGGGCCTTGGCGGCTTTCTCGGACTGGGCCTTCATGGTCTCTACGTCCATCCCGGCCATCAGCATCCGGGGTATGACGCTGGGCGTCAGTGACCAGGGGGTGCCGATTAATGGCTGGGTAAGCGAGAGCAATTTGGTCCTGAACGTGCTGACCCGCTCACGGGTGCGCCTGACAAAGACATCGCTCTTCCCGACGATAGGGACGAAGTCAGTCCCATACTCGGCGCGGAAGTTGTTTCGGTAGCGGGCCCACTTCTCTTCGAAGTGAATGACCCGGTAGCCCTCAAAGATGCTGAACTCGGCGTCAACGAACTTGGCGAGGCGGGGAGCGCGGCTATTAGCCAGAACCTCCATCCCGAACCGCTCATCGAAAGTCTTGGGTCGCTTCTCTTCGCTGGCCTGAATTGACGCTGGGACCAGGGGTTCCTTCTTGGAAAACTGAACCATGCTCATCTCAATAGCCCCTCATACAAGTCATGTCTTGCGGACGCTGCTTCAACTCCAGCCACCAGGGCCGGGACTTTTCAAAGATTTCGAACCGATCTGAGGCCATGACGATGTATCGAATACAATCCATGAACTCGTCTTCCACCTTGCGGATACGGGCCCGGCCGACCACTTCTCCATTCCGGTTCTTGGGCATGGTTCGTCGGTATTTCCTGAACTCGTCGAAGACTTCGGTCAGGTCATCGAAGATCAGCAGCATCCCGGTCTCCAGAAGCTCTTGCATCTTCTGTAGGCCAGCCTCCACATCGTTGTTGGCCATCTGTAATAGCCGCTCATTAGCAGGGATAGAGCGCCAGTCGGGCTCTAACTCCTGGTTGTAGAGCTCGGTCAGGCTGCGGCCGTCCGATTTCTCGCCCTGGTTGAGTGCAGGGTCGAAGACCCACCGAGAGGTAGGCCATTCCCGCATCTCCTTGGCGTGGTGATGGTATGCAAGGCCTGACCTTTTCAGGGTGCGAGTGACGAAAATCACGCCAGAGGCGGGGTCTTTGTAGGCCAACACCAGCCCGGTTGGGTGGTCATACCCAGGGTCCAGGGCGCCAAGACACGGCCAATCCTTAGGTATCGGAAAGCGAGGAAAGGCGACCTCATCCCAGTCGATCCCTCTAAAAATCTTGCCGATCTTCGATGACGGTCTGCCGTATAGCCGCGCCTCTGTCTCCGCTGGCGAGAGGCGCAGGGCCTTGATCTTGTCCACATGGGACTGCCCGAGATGAACCGCTTCCAAAGCTCCGAGGAAGAAACGTGCAACATCGGTGTTTTCCTCATCCATTAGCAGTTCGACAACGTCAGTGCCCAGTTCGATGGGCGTGAAACTCATTCGCATCCGTCCATGTCGAGCCACCAACCGCATCTGAAGCTCGGTCCAGCAATCCTTAGGCGGCTCTTCGTCCACATGAACAACGTCACCCGTCCAGGCCTGGAGATTCTCTCGGCCCATGGCGTAGCTCTTGAACGAGACCATAGAGGTTCCGCCCGAGATATGTTTCACCCTGACCGTATCGAAGGCCCCAGAGATGTTGTGTCTGGTGGTCGGCTTCCCATCAATCAGGCTTGGCGGGATGAGGCCACCCATCCCTGGCTTCAGTGGGTCGGGGCCAAAGAGAACCTTCTGAAGCGAGTCACGGACCAGCTCGTTCGTTTCGCCCACGATCCAAATGTCCACGGGCCGATGAAAGCGATACCCCGTATAGGTTTCAGGGTAGTTCCCGGTCAGATCCCAGGCATCCAGGTGCAGTAGGGTGCGGCTCTTCCCGGTCTGGTTGCCACCGAAGAGAACACAGATTGGCGAATGGCTTTCTAGTAGGGCTCTCTGGGTCGGGTAGGCAGATCCCGGCCGTCCATCGTCTAGGAACTGGAGGTAGGACCGCTCACTCTTGCGCCTCGCCAGTTCCGTCAATGCCTTCAGCCCCAGCTGGACCACCTGGGCCCTGCTTGCGGCGGCGCTTTCTGCGCCACCCCTGGCTTTCACTTTCCGATCCGAAAGAGCCAGACCACCAGCAGCACCGCCAGACCCACGATCATTAGGTGGGTGCAGAGCAGGTTCACCAGCATCCTCTCCCAGATCGTTGATGGCTTACGCCTTCGATGAAGCCCCTGAAGAATCATGTTGGGTTGTGGGCTCATGGCTTCTCCTGGCCTGTCGAGTGCAGGGAAGATCCGTAGTAATAGGCAACGGCCATCGTCCAGGCCGTGCCCAGGCTGCCGAGCATGATGTTCAGAACGTCCTTGGACTCAGGCGGGCAAGGTCTCACCAGCATCCAGCCGAGGATTCCGAAGAACCCCACCGTGATGCCGTAGAACCCGATGGCTGGCGTATGGTCACGAACCGCTACCTCTCGGGCCCGTGCGGAGTCGCGGTCCTTGTATTCCAGTTCGGCCACCTTCTCGGCGCTGTCATAGCCGAGTTCTGCCATTTGCAGCTGGAACTGCTGCTCGGCGGTCTTCAGGGCAACGATCTGGTCGGGACCAAGGGTGCCCGTCTTGATAGCGTCAGCGATGGACTCAGGCGAAGCGTCCTTCACGCCCAGGGCAGAGCCAATAATCGCTCCCGCCACGGCTCCCATGGGGCCCAGGGCAGCGCCCAGGGTTGGTGCCAGCTTCGCTACCCAAGGCTGAATGTCTTTCCAGCTCATAGGATCTCCCCGTCCATCGACTCGGCTTCAATCTGGGCCCGGGCCAATCGCTCCAGCTGCTCCGCGGCTTCGGGAGGAAGGATCTCTTTGATCTGCGGGGCCATGCTCTTGATGAGTTCAGGCTGCGCGAGGACGGCCGCCATGAACTGCTGGACCAGGGCATCCTCCTGGACCCGTCCCAGGGGCTCGGTCTCGTCCACGACAATGTGTTTCTCGGCAAATCGACGGTCCAGCTTGCTGGCTTCCCAGAGCAAGGTATCGACGTAGAGCTTTGATCCCGCTGCCTGGGCCGCGCCCTCAGCCCTACGGGCAACCTGCTTGGCCATGTTCACCCGACGCATGGCCGCGATCTTCTCGGCTTCAGCCAGGGCCATCTTCCACTCAGGGTTCAAGCTCTGCCAGGAGGCCACCTGACTCAACCGGGGGGCGCCCTCCATGGAACACAGGTCCACCAGGTCGTTGTCCGTGTCCGCGATCTGCTCACAGAGCCAACTAAAGACCTGAGCCCTATTCTTCCTCGTCCCCGCTATCTCCCAGACCTCTCCCAGTTCCCTGCGGTTCAGTCGTTGCTGGCCCTCGAGCCCATCGGGCTGGTCGGGGTGATGACCGAGTCGTGTCAATTTCTTCTCCCGAGCCCGCTTCCCCCTCGTCCCCCCTGTGGGAACGGGTCTGACGCGAACACCGCTCGTCAAAGTCATCCTGGAACGCCTCAAGGCCATGGAGCCGGCCACGCCAGAAGACCCGCCCATTCAATATGTATCCTCCTGGTGTTCCTATAATCAACCCCTTATCACGTAATACCCGGAGCCTCCGGTAGATAAGCGACTTGCTCCACCCCGTCCACTCCACCATCCGTCTTCCGTCCACTCGGACGTAGTTCCCGGGCTGTGCCTTGCCCGCCAAGACAAGGAACAGCATCCACTCGGTAACCCTCAACTCCCCCATCAACCGTGCCGCCTCAAGGGGGAACAGCGTCCCGTAGTTCAGGTAAGATTGTTCCACGCCAATGAACCCCCGCCGTTCAGCGATCCTACACTACGGGGGTTCAGTCCGACTCAACCCACGCCGTTCACTCAGACAATACGCCATTCCACGGCTGATGGGTGCTTGAATTCCTACTTTCAATGACCGTCCTCTCTCTATGTTCACCTCTATATGCTTGGACGCCATAAGGGGTATCTGAAAATCTGACTGAGGGGAGTTCACCTCCCACTTTCGTCCGTGCCTACTTCCCCCAAGGGCCCCCCACCATCGTCCGTTCCCTGGCCGGGGCTTCGCCCCCCTGAACTGCGGGGGGGGCGCAGCCTCCCGGCTTGTGTGGAGGGGGTGCGTGTTCCCTCTCTGCGCGGCGCGGCTCGGGTGGGTGGTCCCGCCTGGCGCTGCGGCTGGTCGGGGCGCGTGAGCCCTGGCTGCTCGACCCACACGCGCAAGGGGGGGAGTCAGAGAACGGAGGGGGAGACC